AATGCAATCTATGCAAGCCCTTAATGCTAAAACAATGGGTGAAGCTAAAGAACGTGAGGCTATGGCTCAAAAACATATGATTGAAGCTCAACTTGAACCTGATATTGCTAAAGCTAAACTTATGGCTGCTATATCAACTAATCTTCCAGATGAAGATGATATGATTGCTAAAGAGTTTGATAGACGAGTTAAAATAGCAGAACTTATGTTAAAAGAAAAACAAGTAGATTTAAAAGAAAAGGATATGGCAGATAACAAAGAGATTGTCAGATTACAAATGGCTAAGAAATAGCTTGACAAATCTATAGTTTTATGTTATAATAAGGTATATGGCAGTAGATAAAGAACTACAAGAGTATTACGAAAGTAGATTCTCTATGATGTCAACTAAAGGTTGGAAAGACTTTATAGAAGACACACAGAGTTTATTTGACCAATACAATCAAGTTACAACAACTGACTCGTTTGAGGACTATCACAAACGTAAAGGTCAGTTAGATATCCTACAATGGATTCTCTCACTACAATCGGTGAGTGAACAATCTTACGAGGAATTACAAAATGAGGAAATTATTTGAGTTTCATTGTTCTCATTGTGACCATTACTTTGAAGAACTTACTGAATATACTCAACATTTAACATGTCCTTCTTGTGGCAAAACTGCGAGTAAAATTATTTCTACTCCCAGAGTTCATTTAGAAGGATGGTCAGGAAGCTTTCCAGGTGCGGCTATGGCTTGGGAAAAAAAGCATAGATCACGTAGCCAAAGCAAAGAAACTGACGAATAGCCAAGTCAGCTTCTTTCCTATAATGCTAATGCACAGGAGAATAATATGGCAGAAGTAATTGACGAAGTTTTAGAAAATGAATTGGAAGCTTCTTCCCTAGATGAAGAAAAGGTTGAGAACTCTGAACCAGAGCAAACTGAACCAGAACCCGAAGCTAAAGAAGAAACTAACCCAGAGGATGATCTACCAGAGAAGTATAAAGGTAAATCTGTTAAGGACATTGTAGCTATGCACCAAGAAGCTGAAAAACTAATTGGTAAACAAGGTTCTGAAGTTGGAGATTTACGTAAAATAGTAGACGACTTTATTAAAACTCAAACGGCAACTAGTTCAAAAACTACAGAAAAAGAAACAGAGTTAACAAGTGATGATTTTATTGATGATCCTCAAAAAGCAATTAATACTGCTGTAGAGAATCATCCTTCTATTAAAGAAGCAAGAGAACAAGCTAAAGCTATGAAGCGTAGTGATACGCTTTCAAGGATTAAAGCAGAGTTTCCAGAAGTGGAAAAGACTGTGCAAGATCCAGCTTTTGCTGAATGGATTAAGTCATCAAAAGTTAGAACAGAATTATTTACAAGAGCAGAAGTTGATTATGACTTTGATTCTGCTAAAGAACTTTTAGATACTTGGACAGAAAGACAAAACATTTCTAAAAAAGTAGCTGAAACTTCTAAAGTAGATAGAGAGCAACAAATTAAAGCTGCTGATGTAGGTAGTAACAGTTCTAGTTCTGAACCTGTTTCTAAAAAGAAATATCGTAGAAGCGATATTATGAAACTTATGCGAAATGATCCTGAAAAGTATGAAGCTATGTCAGATGAAATTATGGCAGCATACAGAGAAAACAGGGTTATTTAATTTAACATTTTAGAAAAGGAGTTAAACTATGGCACTAGGTACAAATCATGTAACTAATACCACAGGTGCTACCTTTATCCCTGAGATTTGGTCGGACGAGGTTATTGCTGCTTATAAAGCTAACTTAGTAGCAGCTAACCTATTCAAAAAAATCTCTTTCAAGGGTAAAAAAGGTGACACTTTACACATTCCAAAACCAACACGTGGTTCTGCATCAGTTAAAGCAGCTGAAACACAAGTAACACTTATTGCTGCTACTGAATCAGAAGTACAAGTAGCTGTTGACAAACACTACGAGTACTCACGTTTGATTGAGGATATCACAGAAGTACAAGCACTTACATCTATGCGTAGATTCTACACAGACGATGCAGGTTATGCTTTAGCTAAACAAGTTGATACATCTTTAATTCAACTTGGTCGTGGCTTTAACACAGGTGGCGGTACAGCAGCTTATGAAGATGCTTATATCGGTTCAGACGGCACTACAAAATATGTAGCTGCTTCTAACAACGAAGCTGCACTAACAGATGCTGCTGTTCGTAGAACAATTCAACGTCTTGATGACAATGATGTTCCTATGGATGGGCGTTTCTTGTTAATTCCACCATCAGCTAGAAACACATTAATGGGTTTAGCTCGTTACACAGAACAAGCCTTTGTAGGTGAAGTTGGTAACGGCAACACAATCCGTAATGGTGAAATCGGAAACCTTTATGGTATTCCA